AACATTCTATCAATTCTAACTTGCGCAGTATCTGCAAGTATTTGCTGCTGTTTAATAGTCTCTTTCTCTATAAATTGATTCACTATTTGTTTTTCTAAATCTGCATCACCAGTTCTTGCCAATATTTTTTGTGGTTTAAGTTTTCTTCGTGTTACCTTTACGTTCTTTTTAGTTTTTTTCTTTGGTTTTGTATCAATAAAATCATCATCGTCATAGATACTACCAAACTGTTCTTCAAATTCTCTCATTTTTTTACCACGCATATAGTCTACGAGTTCATCATCTGTCATCATCTCCGCAAAATTACCTTTTATCCCTCGTCTTGAATCTCTTCCCATCTCCTGTAGAAGATCTGTCACCTGAGCCTCTGTCATCATTCCAGCATCTCTTCTTGCTTTTCTTATTTGCAAAATCGTTCCACCAATGAGTAATGATGTACCAAGAAGAACGATTGCATCATTAAAATCTTTAAATGTTTGATTTATTTTCTTTTCACTTAATTGTCTTTTATCAATACCATCTAATTCTTTTGTCCTACTAAATTGTGAAAGAAATCCACCTATCGCACCAAGAGCTCCACCAGCAACAAAGATAAATGGTTTAGATAATTTTGCTATAAGTTTACCAAGGAATAAAATTTGTGGTAAAAATTTTAAAACAATCCCGCCTACTACGGATAAGACTCCACTAATTAAAGCTCCTATTAATCCTCCACCACCACCTTTCTTAGGTTTAGGATCTCTTTTTCTATCATCATCATCATCTCGATCATCATCTTTCTCAAGTGTTTCCTCTCTACTTTTTCTTCTTAATCTCTCTTGATTTTGTCTCTCAATACCTTCTCTCACCTTTGATAAGACAAGTTTCATCTTTAACATATCATCAATTTTTTTAACATCTTCTCTTATGAGACTAATGTTTATCACAGATTTTCTGGATAAAGATGTTGATCGATTTGATCTATTCGTTAGTAACTTTCCGGTATCAATCATATCTTATGGAGCTAACATACCGAGAGTATCACATTTGTTTGAATCAGATGGATTCAATGAGCAAACTGGAAGTTCATTTCTTATTGGAACCTCCTTATTACCTTTTGGAACGCTAGGTAAATTTGAAAAATCAGGCATCGAAGTCTGGTCATTGCTTGGTATGATTGGTGGTGACGGTATAGAAATATTATTATTACCTTTAATTCGTTTTGCATCTACTGATTCATTTATGGATTGTGAAACAGCATTTAAAAAGAATTCATCAGTGCCGGGAATAACTTTGTTAATCTCAGCTCCCATGGTGGTGCCCCTATTAGTGAAAAATTGTTTTGCAAGTTCTCCTGTATCTCCTGATAATGTGCTCTCAGCAAACCCACCTAAATCTGGCATATAACCACTCATCCCTCCAAAACTTTCTATCATAGTATTTTTGTACCTTTCATATCCTGACATATCTGTTTTCATATAGGATTCCCCCTCAGAATCTATGACCGTCTCTCTATATCTTAAATTTCTTGGATCAGTAAAAAATGTTTCAATTGTCTTGTGCATGTTTAATTTTTCATCTCCAGACATTCCTCTCAACACTTCAGCGAGTCCACCTAAATTTCCTGAGTTTATCAACTGCACTGCTTCAGCAGCTCCTTCTTGCTCCATCGCTTTTTTACTAACGATAAATTCACCACCCTCTGCCTCAATCGGTATTCCACCATCCTTATGACTTTTACCTTTTAATAATCCACCCTCTTGAAATTTAATACGTTTTAGGTTCTTCATTACGGAAGTTCCAAACTTAGATCTCTTTAAAAAACTTAAACCTTTACTTACTTTACCAGCTCCGGCTGATCCTCCTCCAAGTATGAAAGCAGCAATTTGCAGTAAACGTGTTATACCAACCATTTTTCCAAGTAAAAATATGATTCCCCCTGTTGCAGCAATTATACCTCCTACAATAAGTGGAAAGAAATTTTTAATGAAACCAGTTATAAAATTAACAATACCTAACATTGCCGGACTACTTAAAAATTTTAGTAGATCAAGTATGACTTTACCAGCAACCAAATTAAAAAAGAATCCTATTGTTTGAAGAAAACCATTTTTCACAGGAGCTATAGTTTTCTCAAGTTGGTTTTTGAAAAAATTAAATACTGGTTTATCTTTCTCTAATTTTGTCTCTCTTCCCCTTCTCTTTTCATTTTGCAATCTTCTTTGTGTATCAAGAAACTTTTCATACTCAAACTTTTCCTGTGCTTCAAGTGTTTGTAATATTGATGACATCGTTCCTTTGATGTCTATGATACTTTGTTCAATCCCCTCTGTCGGTGTAGATAGGGTTGCTAACATTGCACCAGTAGTTATCTGCTGTGCCTTTATAACGTTTTTCAATATAGTTATCTTTCTTGAATTTAATTCAACTTGTTTTGCTATATTATCTCTCCCTAAAAAACTTGACGCAGAAACTCTTCTTGTGGTTTCTCTTGGAGATCCACCAAGTCTTGTCATATTATTGAGAAAATTCTCATATGCTGGATTCATTTCATCCATTTGCTTTTCTTTGCTGCTCCTTTAATCTTTCCTCTTCAAGATGTGCTTGCAATAATCCAACATAGATGTCTCGTTCCCAAGGCATCATATTCTCAATCTCAGTCAAACTGTATTTATGGTACTGCATCATGGCAAAGTTTAATCTGAAATAGTTCTCCAGATTCATGTGAGCCATGCCTAACCGAAAAAAGATGCTAAACCCTCAAGCAATACATCACTTTCCACTTTTGTTTGTGGATTATAAACTTTCACAGTGTGAGATAATTTTGGCATGGTCTGAAAGAAATTTTCAATTTCTTTAAATTGATTTGAGTTCATTGAATCTAAAAATTCAGTAATCTCTTTCTTAGAACAATCAGCAGCAACCCAAACTTCATCTTCACTATAGATTTTATTAATACAAGATCCAACTAAATCAAATGATTGTTCCATTGGATTTTTTGTCTTATCATTTGGGTCAAAATTATTTTTAATAAATTCATTGAGAGATGGATATTTTAATTCCATCATTAAAGAGTCATCAAGTTTAACTTTATTTGAATGACCTTCAGGTTTTTGAACCTTAATATCATCTAAGTTAATGCTGACAGCCACCTCAGTTTTTTCATCATCAGGACAAACAAGATTGACCTCAATATCCTCTCCAACAGACTTACCACGAATATTTAAAAATAAAAATTCAATATCAAAAGTAGGAAGTGTTTCAACTTTGATACCTTTTGTTAAAACACAAGCACGAATCACAGCTTTAATAGCGTTTGTAATTTGTTTGGTGTCTTCACTCTCAAGTGCGATAACAAGTAATTTTTCTTCCTTAACTAAGAAAGGTCTGTATTGTATTGTCTTCCCTGTTGATGGTAATTCAAGTTCATAACTTGGCGTTGCAATTTTTGGTAATGGCATAATGTTATACTTCAGTAAGTTTATTTATAGGGGTAATTTAAGTTAATAATATCACCTTCTGCTATCTGATAGTCTGAATCTCTCCTCACCTACACCAAAACGACTAGGGGGAGTGATTCCAAAAGCGGGATTGGATGGTACTGGTAAACCATTATTAGTTTCTGGCCCCTGCCTCTGAAATCTCCTTCCTAAAGCGTCAAAGAATCTAGGAATAACTCCTCTTGGTCTGTCCTCAATGAAGTATCTTGAATAAGCCATATTAACTGTGCATTTCAATACTTGTGATGCATCGTAAGAAACTGGCATTGAATTAATTGCTAAAGGAAAACAATTAACAAATTTATAAGTTAATATTTTTGTTTGTCTTCTTGAATCCAGATTCTTTTCAAACTTTGATATCTCTAAATTACCACGATATTCTCTTGGAAACTTCACACGATAATTAAAATCTTCATTTTCAATTTTATTTGATCCAGATGATGTCATGTTTGAAATATAATTCATCCATGCTTCAAAAAATCTGATTGGTAAATACTGATCGGCATCACAATAAAAAGTTAAATTTATAGTATCATCATACTGTCTACGATATACGTGTCTCTCTCTCACTCCGGGAATGTTATTTGTTAATTCTGCTGTAGCAAATCTTGATCCGGGTAACACTGTATCAGAACACAATATATTTAATCTACCTTGATCTAAATTTAATCCTAACTCCTGTCGATATTGATTAAAACCTCCCTCTAAGAAAGAGACACTTACTTGAAAGTGCGAAGTCGTCGCTGGATTAAGGAGTTGAGCCTTAACCATCGATATCGATTTTCGCTGTGGTGGGATGATAGCCATTTATAAATATAGATTGACCTTGTATATTATGTAGGAAAGTTATGGGGGAGAGCATTAAGAGTAGATATACTCCAGTGTATCCACACAAGTATCAAGGAAACTCAAAGATGATTATATGTCGTAGTAGTTGGGAAAGAAAGTTTTGTCAGTGGTGTGATATGAATAATAGCATTGTTTCATGGGCATCAGAAGAGTTCAGTATTCCTTATCTTTCTCCAAAAGATAATCGAGTTCACAAATACTATCCAGACTATCTGATAAAGGTGAAAGAAAAAAATGATATGATCAAAACTTACGTGGTAGAAGTGAAACCATATAAACAAACTATGCCTCCTAAACCAAGAAGTCGAAAGACTAAATCATATCTGACAGAGTGTGTGACTTATGCAATCAATCAAGCAAAGTGGGCTGCAGCAAAAGAATTCTGTGAGGATCATCGTATTGAATTTAAAGTAGTCACAGAGAAAGAACTCGGAATCAGATGAGTAGACTTGAAGGTAATGACATAAACAATCGAACGAATGATCAAGAAGATATGATGTTAGAAATCATGTCTCTTTTAAACGATACTGTGACACCAGTTCCTGATGTTGGAAACTTTTATACCTTTGTATATAATCCAAAGACTCCAAACATTCAATACGATCAACATCCTTTGATAGCCTGCACTGATATATTCTCATGGGGTTTCCGTGGTTTAAATTTTCACTGGAGAAAGTATCGTAACTACACATGGGCAGAACTTGCAGGACAGTTATACATAGTACAACCAGATGAACTTGATGATCTTCTTGCAATTCCTTATGCCAAGTTCCTAAATAAC